TGGTAAATATTGTAGTGGTAAAAAAAATGAATCTTATTCACCAGAAATGTCACAAGATTTAGAAGCGTTTCACGATATAAAAATACATGAGGATTTAGCAGTATGGTTCGGCACAAAAAAAAAGAAAAAAGGGGGTAAACAACCACAAGGTCCTTGGGTAAACATTTGTAGAAAAAAGAAAGGTGGTGGACACCCTACTTGTGGTAGAAGTGATTCTGACAAAGGTGGTTATCCTGTATGTAGGGCTAAGAGTGTAGCATCAAATATGTCACAAAAAGCTAAAGATTCGGCTTGTAGACGTAAAAGAGATAAAGAAAAGAATGATGGTAAATCAGGTAAAGGACAATCCCCTAGTCCAATCAAAGTAAAAAACTACAAACCAAGAAAAAGAAAATCTTCTAAAAGAAAATCTAAAAAGAATGAATCATTAAACATTAACAGAATGGTTATCACTGAAAACAGAACTATAGTTAGTGAAGGTTTAAGATATCATTTGAATAACCAAATACCCTTAGTGGAGAATGTTTACAGATATGGTAGTGAATCATATTTTAATCTAATTAATGAAGTTAGAGAACTTTATAATAAAGGTGAGGTTGATTTATCTTTTATGGATGAAGAACTAATTAAAACTGATATTGGGAAGAAAGTAATATTTGAGGGTAAAGAAGTGTGGTTGGATATACCGATGGAAAATAATGAAATATTAACTGAAGCAAAATTCAGAGGAAAGACAGTTAAAACTAGTTCACCACAGAGAAGTTCATCTGGTGGTAAAGCGTATAAAGTATATGTGAGTGGATGTAATAAGAAAACAAAATCAAATCCATCAGGGGTAAAACAAATTAGATTTGGTAGTGGTGGTTTAAAGGCAAAACTAACTCAACCAGATAGAAAGAAAGCGTATAACGCTAGACATGGTTGTTCTAAGGGTAGACATAACGATAAATGTAAGGCAGGATATTGGTCTTGTAGATTACCAAGATACGCAAAGAAATTAGGTTTATCTGGTGGTGGAACATGGTGGTAAAAAAAAAGATATGAGTAAATTAAGAAAAACAATTTTAAAAGAATTATATAAATCCACTTATAATAGTGCGGCATCAGAAGCAATGGAAAGAGGTGACGAAGAGTTGGCGTTAGACTTTTTAAAACATTCTAATGAAATGGGTATACCTAAATTAAAAGGTGTTTACCCACCCGATGTAGATGGTGATGGTGATAAAGATGTAGAAGATGCTAAACATTGTACATATTCTGATCATTGTGATTATGATATGGATGGGTATATAGATGATAGTGGTGAACCCGTAAAAAATTATGATTTTTATGGTGTTGGTGTTTCTGACATAGATGCTGATGGAATTCCTGATGATGTAGATAATGAACTATCTGTAGATAGGTTTGATATAAGACAAAGGATACAGAGTGAACTTAATACAATGTTACATGAAGGAGAGAGAAATACTAAAAATTATATGTTCTTCAGTAACCTTAAACAAATGAGAAGACAAATTGATATTATGTTAAATGAATTTAATCCACACTGGGTAGATTCAACATTAGCGGATGGTCACGATTGGGCGGATGATCATATAACTGAAGCGAAGGTTAACATTGATCAAGTATTTGACTTCTTTATGAACCGAAAATAGTAACAAAATGAGATGTCAGAATTGTAGTTGGAGTTGGGATATTGAAAAAGATGATACAAACCCTTTTTTGTGTCATAAGTGTGGTTACGATTCAGAAATAGGTGACTTTGATATGGAGTCACTACAAAAATGGGAAGAAGAAAATAATCACCCATTCGATGAATACGTAGAAGAAGGATATAATATTAGAACATTCTATGATGATACAGATGATATGGAATTGGTGTGGCACAGAGACAGAGAAGATAGGATTGTTGAGAGTGTTGGTGACACTGATTGGATGATTCAATTAGACGATGAACTACCAATACCATTAACAGAAAGAACATTTATACCTAAAGGTGTTTACCATAGGGTAATAAAAGGTAATGGTGATTTAACAGTTAAGGTTAAGAAGATATATGATTAAATTCACAAACATATTAAATGAAATGTCTGAAGTCAATGTTAATTCAAAAACTGACTTTTTGAACACAACCGTCAATAGAAAAATTTTATCTTTAATATTAAAATCTCATCCTGAATTACCCATAAAACTAAAAGATTATATTAGACATAGTGATACTAAACAATATCGTAAGGAATATGTATATCGAAAGATAGAAGATTTTATGAATACTAAATTAGGTATTAGTGATAGTGATATAATAAATCAAGTTGCGTTATTTTATTTGATAAACCCATTTGTTGGTGATCCTAAAACAGAAGAAATGTATGGTAGTAAAGATATTTATTATTCATTTATACATTTTACTGGTGATGAGGTTGAAGCATACGATGAAGAAGAGAATGAAGAATGTGATGATTGTTCGGGTTATGGATATGAGGACTGTGATTATTGTGAATCAGATGGTATAGAAGAATGTGGTGAATGTGAGGGAATTGGTGAGGTAGAAGATGATGACGGAGACTTAGTAACTTGTTACGGTTGTGGTGGTAGTGGCGATGTAGATTGTGATTATTGTGGTGGTTCAGGTGAAGTAGATTGTGGGAATTGTGATGGGAGAACTATTGTACCGAAAGAATATATTAAATATGACTTACCAATTTATACAACGAGGTTTATCTCATTCCAAAAATTGGATTATGAGGATTTAGATGAATATATAGACAGTCCGATTAGTTCCTTTCATAGTCAAAACGAAGAAAAAAAATACTTTTTATGGGTTAAAGATACTGAGTACGAAAGTGTTAGAGACGATAAAAATGAATTAGTGTATGATGAAAATGAAATAATAGAAACCCAACAAAATAAAATATCTATTTACGATATTAAATATATGTTATGATTAAATTTAAAAACATATTGAGTGAAGATTCAAGTGGTACGGACTACTCTATTACAAATGCATATGTAAAAATATTTAAACTATTATTTAAAAACAACATCAAAGGAGAAGATGTCCTTAAGGTTTCAAATTTTATAGAAAGTAAAATTGGTTTATCTTTAGAAGAATCCGCAAAGATTGCAATCCTATATAAGTTTAATTATCAACCAAATGGTGATTTTGATGGGGTTAAAGATTCTCAATGGGTTATACCTTCAGAAGAGTCCTTAAGTATATTTCAGAGAGCAGCTGGTGATTATTTTAACCTCACACCTTTTGTTTTTAAATCTTTTTCGAATAACTCTAATAGTAATGTATACCAACCTATTGTTAACATTGAAGTATCTCGTAGAAATATCTCAAATGTCGACACTGTTAAAGTCTTATTAGCTTCTAATGTGTATGATATAGCATATAATAAAATAAGAAGAAATTTAAGGGATGGGGGTTACGATTATTTTGAATCTGACTTTTTAGAACCTTTTATAGAATTAAACGATAGAGTTGCAATGTATAATGCGGAGGAATCTGCGAAAGAAGAATGGGGTAATTACTTAAGCAAAAAAGAATCTTTAAAGTTAGCCACAAAAGAGGCGATGATAGAACAAATACATTTAGATGAAGAATATGAAGATTTAAAATATTATGTAGAAGAGTATATTGCGGACATTGAAGAATTAAAAAAAGAAAAACAAATATTATCTCATAAAGTAAACAAATTGAACAAAGAGATTCATTTTCTAAGTATGGAAATTGAAAAACTAACTGACACTGTAGATTATGGTGACGATGAAGAAGAGTATTATTCTATGTATGAAGAAGAAGTATCAGAATTAAATGATAGATTGAATGAATATGAATCAATACGTGAAGAACTACTTACTGAGATAGATGATATTGAAACAAAGGTGTACGAAGTAGATGATGAGTTAGAAAGTTATTACGAAGACTATCAATGGTATACCGATGACAAAAAGTTTAAGGAACTTTATATCGAAAAAAGAACAGAACTTGTTTTTCAGGAAATGGAAGAATACCCAATGGGTTATGTTTTGGATAGTGAAATCTACATAGACGAAGCGTTAAATGAAGGTATAATATATCTTAATGAAGAAGATGAAACTATCATAAATGCAGCGATTGAATTTTACGGAGTAGATGATTTTATTGACGGAACAGTAATTATTAATTCTGAAGATGTGACAAGTGATCAGTTTGGTTTCGAAGACGAACACTTTTATATTTTTATTTCATATTAAATTTGACATAATTGAAAAAAATCCATATTATTGTAATAAAAAAATATGGGTAATTCTAAAGAAAGGGTTGTACACCCTAATCATTACAATAAAGGTATAGAAATGTGGGACTATGCGCATTCTCATAACTTAGATTTTTTTGAGGGTAACATTGTTAAATATGTTACTAGGTGGAAAGATAAAAATGGTATTGAGGATTTAAAGAAAGCAAAACAATACTTAGACAAATTAATTGATTTACAAACACTAAAGAATGATTAGAGAATATACAGATAGAAGAGGAGATTTTATAATATTTGATTCAAAAGAATGCAATCAAGTAAACGTAGTCACTAATACTGAAAAATATACATTCAGAGGATTACATTACCAAACAGATCCACCACAAGAAAAAACAGTTAAAGTTATACAAGGTAAAGTTTTAGATATACTATATAATTTAAAAACGGAAAAGTTAGAATTCTATACTATAAATAAAGACTCCAAACCACTTTATATTGGTAAGGATTACGCACATGGTTATTTAACATTAGAACCTAATACAATATTCACATATGGTGTTGAAGGTGATTATAACCCCGAATCTGAACATAGTATTATATGGAGTGACATCCCTTCTTTAAGAGAAGTTGTTATGTCACATGTAAAATATAAAAATCTTTTAATTATTTCGGACAAAGATAAAAAGGGAAAATGAAGGTAATTGTTGCGGGTAGTAGGACATTTAATAGTTACTATAAACTTAGAGATAAGTTAAATTCTATTTTAAGGAACCAAAAAGACATAACAATTATTTCTGGTACTGCGAGTGGTGCGGATAGATTAGGGGAAAGATACGCAACTGAAAACCACTACGAATTAGAAAAATATCCAGCGATGTGGGATGTGTTTGGTAAAAGTGCGGGATATAAAAGAAATGAAGAGATGTCGAATGTTGCAGATGCATGTATAGTTTTTTGGGATGGTAAGAGTAGAGGAACCAAACATATGATAGATATTGCAAAAAAAAATAAATTAAAGTTGCGCATTATTATGTTTTAGTATATTTATTTCGAAAATATGTTATGGATTATGTAATTGAAGAAATTTTTGATATTGTTTGTGATGTTGATAAAATATTAACCGTAAATTTTAAACTTGAGGGAGATGAGGTAGATTCTTATAGAGAAATAATTGATAGTGATTATTTTGAGTGGTGTTATGAAAAATACTTAAGGGACGAAGAACTTAATTATGAGGACACATATGAAGAAGATGATAATTATTTTAATAATAGATTTAGTGTAGATTCTTGGAATATGTATTATTGTGACGAAGAAAACGTTACAAACTTTATTTATGAAACATATTTAGATGAAAAACATTTACCCTCACCTAAAAATTAACGTAGTTAAGGAAGTGTATCTCCGTATTTGCCTGTTATATAATTAGCAAAAGTCTGTCCTCCCTCTGGTCCAAAGTCAGTTTCAGAATATATTATTTGACCAGTAAGTGAGTCTATTATATCATTTCTATCTTGAGTGACACCATCTAGTTTAATATCTCTATCGAATATCATAGATAGTACAGGTTTCCAGTCTTTAAAATCTACACCTAAATAATTTAAATTTTTAAAGTAAGGTGGTTTGACAAAGTTAGATAGTTTTGTGTGGTACTTATGAAATTTATCTTCTGATTCAGTAAAAAATTTATCTTTTTTAATTGATATTGGTGCCTCTTCCCAGTTATCTAAGTCAGTATCGTATACAAGTTCTGTTTTTCCTAAGATATCAATTACAATTCTTTTCCTACCATCACTGTCTCTATATTTTTTATCTACACTGTTGTCGAACAATTGCCAATCTGGTTTTTTACTTTTATCAACGAAACCCTTCTCATAATATATTAAATTTCTATTACCATCTTTCACATATATATAATAATCTTCAAAACCTTCCTCAATTATACTTCTTGCAATCTCTGATGTATCAACAATCCTTATATTAACGTGATTACCGAACATTTTTTTAAACACTTGTTTCATACTATCTTTATCTAACCCCATCTTTAAAAGGAAATCCCCATAAGGTGGTTTTTTTAACATTCCTACCATTTTATCGTATAGTTTATCTTCTACAGATTCGTTAAAAGGTTTCTTTTTATCTGAAACACCCATATAAGAATCTTCATAATAAATTTGAATACCATCATCATCATATTTTTTTATACACCACCAATCCGAAACCCCATCTTCTTCGTAAACTGTTACCCCTTCTTTATTTGTGAGCCAATACTCTTCAGGATCAATTATTTCTCCATCGGATAGTGTTGCAGAACTATCGTGAAGGTATACTCTTTCATCAAAGTAATGAGATAATACCTTCTCAACTTCACTATAAACATCAAAACCCATTTTTTCTAAATTAAGAATAAATGGTGGTTTAAGTAATTTAGATACTTTTTCATAATAGGAATCCATAGATTCAGTAGATTCATTTAAAGGAACAACATCATCTGTTATATAGTTAACTTTAATATTTACACCATTTTCTTTTCCCCATTCCTCAAAAGCAATAACATGGGCTTCTCTATCTTCCCACATCTCGATCTCCTTAACCTGTGGAAATCGATTTAGAAGTGATTTAATGGTGTTTAATTTACTTGTTAATGTATCACCATCACTTTTATAGTGATACTCCTTAAAATAGATGTTATGTAACGCCAAAAGTTCTTCCACTTGTGATGATTGGTGTGGTAATCTACCTGTTAACATAATAACAAAGGTATTTGGGGTTTTAATTTCTTTTTTATAATCAGATACCGTAGAATCTATTGGTTGAATATCAAACACTGCGTCATCTAAAGATTCTGGTTTACCCCACCATCCCTTATGTGGATATTCTTCACCATAAAATTCTTCCCATTGTTTTTTGCCTTCTGTTGAATCTGGTGTTCTCATTAGAGTACCATCAAAATCAAATATAGATATTTTATTTATATCTTCAGTTTGTTCTTTTAATAATTTTTTATTAATTCTAACACTCTCATTTAAATCTAAGGGTGTTCCATATATCCAGTTAGGAAATTCTTCTATAGGTATGATATGCTTTTTACCTTCGTAAGTAAATTTAATTTTTTTATCTTTATAGTTTATATGATCAGTATGTAAGTTAATTTTACCGTCTTTCGATTTATAATAAACACCAGTACTACTTTTTGTGACTACAACAAATCCCGCTTTCTCTAACATATTTATCATTTCGGACCTTTGTCTAAATAGTTCTTCTAAATCTACATCTTCACCTATTTTTTCTATCGTACTATCTAAATTTCTATTTAATTCATTAACACAATCGTCATGCCCTTCATCATCTATCCA